TCACTCGGCCGTTTTTGAGCGCGATTCGGCGCGGGCCAAGGCAACCTTACGGCTGGCCTCAAGACCATCTCCGCGACTGTATCTTTTCGTCATCTCAGTAGTCGTGTGCGTTGCCAGTTCCCGCGCGACTTCGATAGATCCGGTTGCCTCAATCGTTTCAGAGACCGCACCCGCCCGCGTGTCCATCGACCAGACATGGTCTGGCACCCCGGCCGCTTTGCGGACCATCGAGAACTTCTTGATGTATCGATCGCTCCAGTACGGTTTGCCGGTATCCTCGTCGAGGACTACAGGGCCGATGTCGGGGATGGCGTAAGCCTTCAGGACTTCCATGACGAGGGGGCACGAATTCAGGTCCCGCGCGACGCCTGCGCCGGTCTTGCTCGTGCTTATCTTCAGGATCAGATCCTTGGACAGGTCTTTCCGCATCAAGCCCGACCAGCGATAAGGTCCTCCTTCTGCCGGCGGCGCCCATTCCCCGATAACATCGATACGACGTAGAGCCGTCTCGAACTTCACAGCCTCAACAAAGCCGATCGACGGGCACTTCAGTTCGATGCTCTTCCGTACGATCGCGGCGCACTGATCATAGGTCATCGCTATGGTGCGCGGCGCAGGCTGCTCGAAGCGCATGTCGGCCAGAACCTCGCGCGCCTGGCGGCAACCCCTGAGACGTTCACCGGCTCCATAGGAGATGACGAGCCGCAGCAGCTTGATCGCGCCCGCCGCCCGTCTGTGGCCCTTCTTCCGCCATTGCTCATACCAGCGCTTGAAGTCTGACGAGCGAAGGGCGTTAATGTCGCGATCTCCGACGTTCTTGACCAGCACGCGGAGGCTCGGCTCATAGTCACGAAGGCGGGTGGAATGCTTTACCGTGTGCAACGAGCTTGTCGGGTCCGTGCGGAATAGGTCGATCAGCGACTTGATCGTGCCATCGTACTTCACGGGTGCATCCTTCGCGTCGAGGTCGGCGCGAAGCTGTCGGGTTCGGGATTGGCATTCTTCTGCCAGTTCCCTGTCGGTCAGGCCATCTGGTAGCCTCACCGTGCTCAAGAATGCCGGGGCACCCTTGAGCGCCCTTTTCGGATTCCAATAGTGGACGCGCGTTCCGTCCTTGTTGTCCCGATACTGATAACCGGGCCTGTCAGTCCTCATCCCAATTTTCCTTTCCGTCAGGGGCGTAAGTGCCCGCTCCTGACGTGCCGGCCGAAGCGGGTAGGGTGTCAACGGCGCCGAGCCTGTGGATAGCGGGGATTATGGTGACAACCATGGTATGCAGGTCCACTTGAAGAGCAGCACCCTGGCATTTGGCGGCCTTGATCAATCGCTCGACGTCAGCCTGTCGGAACTTCGCGCGAGGCATCGCGATCCTCCAGCAACGTATCGGTTGTGGCTTGCGCCTGGTTCAGTTCGCGCTCTACCTGCTCGGCCAGAAGGTCGAGGGCACACAAGTCGCGCTGGTTCTGCATCCCGGCCGCGGCGAGGCGGATCGCGTGCAGGTAGCTCCGGGCGGCGCCGAAGGCGTCTTCGAGCTTGGTTGCAGCCGCCTTGGTCATCGGTCAAACTCCCCTGCCAAAAGTCTCCGGGCGGGTGCATAGACGCGGATGTCCTCGATCTCGTCATCTTCGAAATCGTGGTCTCCGTCCGTCTCGTCGAGAAGTTTGATCGCCTGCTCAACCCAGCGTTCCACTTCGGAGCGCCGGAAGTTCTCAAGGGCGGGGTTACTCATCCCTGGCCTCCCGTCTGGCCGGTTCGCTAATCCGTCTTTCAACGAGGATGGTCGTCTCGTCGGCCAGAATAGCGCCCAGATCAAGAACGGCTTTGATGTCCGACACGGCGCGATTGCGCACGCTGTCGTTCCAGTTCTTGACGTCGGCCAGAGCGAACGAACACACAGAAAATAGCGACGCAAGATAGGAAACCGCGTCGGCTGCCTCCTCGCGGAAACCTGAACCGGGGAGATTGCTCATGCCCGGCCCTCCGATTCTTCGTTGAAGAAGACGACTCCCCGACCAGAAGATGCGCGGTAGACGTTCGCGTAAAATTGCGTGCCCGTATCCGCCCGCCAGTCGTCCAGAGCCGTGCCGAGCTCCGCGGACAGACGTAGGCAACGGTCATGGGGCGTCTCGACCGCCTTGATGCTCCGGTCGCTCGCCATGCTAACGCTAAATTCGTGGCAACAAGGGAAAATGCAGGCATAAAAAGTGCCGTCATAGCAGTGGGTCAGCGTTGTCGAGAGCTCCTTGCTTAGACGGCGGGCCTTCATGTGAGGCTCTTCCGTTAGGCTCTCACTTTCTAAGCAAAGACCCACGGGGTAGTAGAGCCAGAGGCTTGGTTCTGTCGTGCCCGCTTTCGGTATTCCAACGTTCAGACCGGCGGCGCCTGGAACGTAGGCGAGAAGCTGGACGAACTCGGATGCCAAATAGCGCATCCGCTCGCGCGTCCGCTCCTGCGTCATTCCGATTGCATTTTTGGGCACAGTTGTGCTATTGGACTGCTTGTCCATTTTGAGCTCCTACGCTTTTTGGACTTGGGACCGCCTGCAAGCGGCATTCACTTTGAATTCGGCGACCGATGAGATCTGCAAATCTCGTTGCGTCGCCGTTTTCATTCCTGAGCCGAAGGGAGGGGTACTCCCTGAACCCGTTCCATTCGCTCACGTAGCGCGCGGTTGATCTCGCTGTTTTGAGAGCTTCCGTACCGAGCCACTTGGCCCTGTAAGAACGACAGGAGGTCGGCGGGTAATCTAATCTTCAGTTGCGCGTTCGACTTCTTCACCTCTTGTTACCTTTCATTAACCATAAACCACCGTGGTTTATTGTTGTCAATTGCCTCGGATTGATTTTTTAACCACGGTGGTCCATTATCCCGATATGACGAGAACCGATCCCCAGATGAAGCTGCGCCTCCCGCCCCAATTGAAGGGGGCGATCGAGGAAGCTGCGGGCGACGAGCAGAGATCTCTCAACGCCGAAATCGTGCAAAGGCTCTACGCGTCTTTCGACTATGAGAACGAGAAGCGGGAGCTTTTGGCGAAGATTGCCCATCTTGAGGCGCAGCAGGCTGCGTCGGATGCTAAGCTCCACGAGATGGCGACCGTCAAAGCGAGCCTTGAGCAGGAGCGTCTCGCAAGCGCTAAATCGGGGCTCGAATGGGAAGAGTGGGCAACCAAACAGTTTACCGATGAAAACACGGTGTACGTTCTGCTTGACGCCGATGGTCACCCTATTTCCTGGGATGAGATCGTCACCCACCTGGCTGCAATTTCCGAAGCAGTTGGAGGGAACGTCGAGCGCATTGAGGCTGGCGTTTTCGACGCGCCGCGTCAGCCCAATGACAAGCGTTTTGACCAGTGGGTGAAGCTCCGCGAATATTATCGAAAGAAGCGGTCGATAACTCCGCGGAAATCGAAAAAGGACAAGCTTCCTTGACTTCGCCAACAGTACCGCGTGTACCCGCGAGGCTGTGCCTGTAGGTCGGTGATCACCTTGTTGTTGAACGGCAAGCGCGTGCTTCGCCCGTACGCTGTCTAACCTTCGCGCCCTGCTGCACCATGTTTCGACCATCACGCTAACCTTCCTGGCAGGCAACGCAGCCTGATCACGTAGGCATAGCGGTTTACAAACCGATTGTAAACCGTATCGGTTAGCTAACCTTGAGAACTAATTCCCGGTCGCGGCTCAGAATCGATTCGACTCTCGTCAGAGCATGTGCTTTTTTGCGAGAACGGAACGTGAACGCCAAAGGTTTCAACATGCGGGCTGGTGCAGGGTACGCGGATGCCGACAGGATGCTTTGCGAGCTCCGCAGCGTTCGGGTTTTGTGTGAAGAGTGCGGTCGTTCCGTGTCGCTGGGCTTTCCGGAACTTCAGTCTGCGACATTCGCAGGTGTCTATAGCTTCAGACGCCTGTGTGATCGCTTGCGCTGCAGCGAATGCCCGCCACTGCCTCGCCAGTGGCGTAGAATAACTGTCCAGCCCAACTGGCGGGGTTTGTCGGATCAGAGCGTCGCGTGATGCACCACCTTATGAACCGAGAACACCGTGTCATTGTCGAAAACTAGTTCCTTTGACTCTCCGTCCTCGGGATTGTGTTGCCACAGCTTTAGAGTCTTCGAGGACCGTGATCGGAATTCTTTGATGTAGCTTGCCATCTCGTCGCCATCGACTTCGGGCTTGAGTTGAACCACAACGTCATCGCCTGCACGCACTGGCAATTGAGGGTTTAGCCAGACTGTTTCTCCCGCCTTATATCTGGGCTCCATGCTGGTCCCATAGACGCGGACTGCATAGGCGTCGGGGACATTCTCCAGCCCAGGCGGGCAGAAGACGTCGGCCACGATCGCGCCGTTCATGATAAACCGGCCGTTCGGTCCAGCCTCAGACTGGCCCATCATAGGAATGCGGCGGTTCGTGTTGAACCGCTGATAGCGAGGAGGAAAACTCGCGTTGGGGCGTGCAGTCCGGGTCACGGGGGGCAGGGGCGGCGGAGTGTCATGATCCCCTAACAGCCACGCCGTAGATGTATCGAGAGCCAACGCGAGGCTCTCGATCGTTCGACTTGTAACGTTTGGCTTTTTGCCAGCTTCGACGGCGCGCCTTATATTGCGGATCGCGTCTACGCTCAGGCCGGCGTCCTTCGACGCTCTCGCTTCGGACAGCCCGAGCTCGTCCAGTCGCTGCTTTATCCGATCGTAAACTTCTTTGCTCATGGCGGTATTGTGACCGATGTTGGAGGTTGGGGATAGCGGTATCAAAACCGTTGACAATCGCGGTGTAGATACCGATATTGTCGGCATGGCACAAATCACATCCCTGATTAAGGTTACCGATCAGTTTCTTGCCGTCACCGGCCGCAAGGAGGTGACTCTCAGCTACCAAGTCTTCCGAGACAGCTCCAACATCCGCAAGATCCGCCACGGGCAGGACATTACGCTGACCCGTTTCAACAACGCGATGGCGTGGTTCTACGAGAACTGGCCGACTTCTCATCGGCCGGTGGAGCTGTTGCGGTGGGCTGCTGACGCTGAGTATCAACCCCGCCAGGTGTCAGCATGACGCGCGCACCTATCCCTACAATAGCCGAGCAGGAAGAGGCGTATTTCAACTACCTGCGCCTCAAGGACGTGTCCGATCAGACGCGGCAGCTTGATGACGCGCGGGCGGCAGGACACGCGTGGCTCGCGTATCTCGACCTGTTCCTCCCGCCTGAAAAGAAGCTATCCGGCGATGCACCAAGTGCTGGAAATGTCACGACCTTCCCCGTGCATCGCACTCGTTCTGGCCGGCAGGCCAAGGGGAGGGGATAGCATGGCTCGTATCAGATCCATCCACGACGGCTTTTTCACCGATGAACAGCTCGTATCGGTCAGCCCGTTCGCGCGCCTGCTTTTCCTCGGGCTTGGTGTCCAGGCCGACGACAAGGGCGTGTTCGAGTGGAAGCCTATCACACTGAAGATGCGGATTTTCCCCGCCGACAACGTTGATGTGCCCCAGCTCCTCGCGGAACTTCAGTCGATTGATGCCATCCGAAACTACGAAATTGATGGGCGTCAGTACGGCGCAATCCGGAACTTCCGCAAGTTCCAACGGCCGAAAGCGCCCAATGACGTCCATCCGATCCCTGACGATTTCCGAATTTATGCGGGCTTACCGCCCATCATTTCGGAAATGGAAGACGATAACGGGTCGCCATTTCTCCAGAACGCGGAAATCGCTCCGCAGATGGAGAGTAGAGGAGAGGAGGAGGGAGGGGAGAGTAGAGGAGTTATCATCGATGATAATACCCCGGCTCCTTCCGAAAAGGCGGCGAGGCCGTATGCCTTCGAAGCCAAGACGATCCGTCTGACAGGCAAAGACCTCGAAAACTGGCGGCAGGCTTTCCCGCTGCTCTCGCTTGAGGCCGAGCTCTGGTCCCTCGACGAATGGGCCGGCAAGCAGGGCAAGAAATGGTTCGCGGCTGTCAGCTCTGCGCTGGCGAAGAAGCAGCGAGAGGCGACCGACCGGTCCAACGCTGCGAAGGCGAACCGAGAGGCCGGCGGCGGAGCCACGGCTCGACGAGAGGGCCGGATATGAAGTCGGCCGAAGAAATCCTTTCAGCTCACGGCATCCGAATCCGGCGCGTCGTCGCCGGCAACCAGAAGACTACCTGCCCGAAGTGTTCCCCGGGCCGGAAGAACAAGCGGGAGCCCTGCCTTTCGGTCGAGATCGGCGCGGGCGGTGTTCGCTTCAACTGCCATCATTGCGGCTTTCACGGTGGAGATTTCTATGACGCACGCTCTGGGTCCAAACGGGATCAAAGCTTTCCAAAACCGGATGATCGATCCCGAGGTCGCAGCTCATTCCGGCGTATTTACGGGTAGCTCGATCACGAACGCCGAGGGCAAGGCTACGGTCGAGCCGGACCCAAATGGCAATATCGTGGTTTTCCCGTTCATCGACGGCGGCAAGCCCGTCGGAGAGAAATATCGTGCGCCGGGAAAGAAGTTCTGGCAGCGCGCCGGCGGTCGCAAGACGTTCTGGAATGCAGACTGCATGGACGACCTCGCCCTCGAGGACGGCCGGAAGGCGCTTGTCATCACCGAGGGCGAGATCGACGCCCTGACCTCTATCGACTGCGGCTTTCACTGCACCGTTTCGGTGCCGGACGGTGCGCCGCCCGTGAAAGACGGAGAAGATCCTGAGACGCTGGACGATGCAAACCCGGAAGACGACCGGCACGGCAAGTTCGAATACGTCTACAACAATCGAGATCGCGTCAAGCGCATCAAGCGGTTCGTTCTCGCCGTCGATAACGACGGTCCTGGTCGACGTCTGGCGGCCGAACTAGTCCGGCGGCTCGGTGCAGCCCGGTGCGCGTTCGTATCCTATCCCGAAGGCTGCAAGGACCTGAACGACGTCAGGATGAAGCTCGGCCCTGATGCAGTGGTCAGGGTGATCACCGACGCGAAACCGTACCCCGTGAAGGGGGTCTATCAGCTTTCGGATTATCCAGAGGTAGACGAGCCAAGGGCATATTCCACCGGATGGCTCTGCGTCGACGAATACATACGCCTATGGCTTGGCGAGCTGCTGGTGATCACCGGTATCCCCGGCCACGGCAAGTCGACGTGGACGATGAACCTTTGCGTCAACCTGGCTCGTACCCACGGCTGGCGCGTGGCGGTAGCATCGTTTGAGATCCCAACTGTCCCCGCGCTGCGCTTCAAGCTTCGCCTTGCGGTGTCAGGCGTGCCGGCCAAGCAGTGGACCCGCGAACTGGTTAGTGAGGCTGACCGGTTCATCCAGGAGAACTTTATCTTCATTGACGCCGACCCCGCCGGGGATGACGACGACGACATGACGCTGGAGTGGCTCCTCGAAAAGGCGGCCGATGCGGTCATCCGACATGGCATCAAGGTGCTCGTCATCGATCCGTGGAATGAGGTGGAGCACGCCAGGCCGAAACATGAGAGCGAGACGCAGTATGTGAACCGCTCGCTCCGGCAGATTAGGCGTTTCGCGCTGAAGCACGAGGTTCTGGCGATCGTTCTGGCGCACCCGACGAAAGACGTGGGTAAGGGGGGTGAGGCACGCACGCCGACGCTATACGACATCGAGGGCTCGGCCGCCTGGTACAACAAGCCCGACCACGGGATCGTCATCGACGTGCCCGACCCGACCCTGAAAGAAACCGTGGTCTGGATCAAGAAGGCCCGCTTCTCGTGGTCCGGCAAGAAGGGCGACGTGACGCTCGAATATGTCCCTGAGATCGAAGGCTACAGGTCTCTCTGCGGCGCCGATCCGCTGTGGCCGGCTGCTGTCGGGAGGAACTGATCTATGAGCCCTGGGTCCAGAGCATTGCGCTCCCTTCGATGTCGAGCGGCCTCTGCTGCGAGCACGACTGCGGAACGAGCCTCCTCTATTGGAAGTCTTCCTTCATGGACCGCCTGGCATGTGCGCCATGCGTGGAGCCAAACTCCGCGGTTCTGGTTCGGCTCGTTGACAAGCCAGTCCACGGCTTCTTCAAGTGAGCTGACGGTCATCCGCAATCCGCGAGATTCGATTTCGACCGGCTGCTTCCAGCATCTTCTCAGCATGATCTCAACCTCCGATGAACGGTTGTTGATTCTTAAAAATCGGTTTGCTGAGAGATCGTTCCATCTTTAAGGGGCCGACCGCAGAGGGCAGTCCCGCGCGTATCTTTCACTGGAGCAGCCAATGACGATCGCTGAGCGCAAGGCCCGAGAGGCGTACGACCGCCTCAACCCATGGCGTCCAATGAAGGACGCAAAGCCAGACGGCACGATCTGCGAATTGCTATTCTCCGACATGGTCGGCAGCTTCGATGCGGACCAGCGCAGGTTCTTCCTCGATCCGTCCGGTGATTGGTACAGCATCGATCCACCTCAGCAATATTCGCGCCTCATCACGAAGATCACCAATTGGCGGCCGGCGTACGTGAAGCTGACACCAGAGCGCCGCAACCTCATCAAAAAGCGAACGGAAAGGAAGTAGCCATGGGCACCATCGTGAAGTTCACCGGGAGGTCGCATAACCCGGAGATGCGGTCAGGGCCGTATTGGGCCGGCCAGCCGCTGAAGGAGGCATTCCCGCGCCTGCGTGTCCGTACGCCGGAGGAGGTGCAGCGCCGTCACCTGGTCCTCTTCGAAGGCGAACTATGCTGCTTCATCAAGGACGATGGCCCGGAGGGAGCCGCCTGATGAAGGCCGGCATCAATCACCAACTTGACTGGTACGCCGTCCGCGCCGCGCCCCTCATGGAATGGAAGGTGGCCGACAAGCTGCGGGGGATGGGCTACGAGGTCTACCTTCCCACCATGCGTGTGGAGCGCAAGAACAAGCGAACGCACACATATTCCACCAAGGAGCGCGTGCTGATGCCGGGTTATCTCTTCCTTGGCGCCACCAGGCCCCTCTACTACGCTGCGAATTGCGACGGCGTCGAGGGCGTCCTTGGCAACCTCGCGGCCAGGTCGCGCAGGCAGCGCGAGGGGTCGCCGGTGAAAATCCCCAGCGTCTTGATCGAAGCTATCTTCCTTGCGGAAATCGATATGCAGTTCGACGACACGCGCGCCGCCCGCATCTATCGGCAGGAAGAGGGCAAGACGCGGCGCCTAACGGTCGCGATGCAGTTCGCTAAAGGCGGCCAAGGGCGTATTACAACCGGCCCGTTCGCCGGTCTGTCGGGCGTGATTGAGAACGTCACCCACCAAGGCAAGGTGGAACTGCTGCTGGAGCTGTTCGGCCGGGTCACGCTTGCGACGTTCGATCCTCGCGAGCTAGTCTGTGGGCATAAATTCCCAATAGCAAGCTAGGGTGTTGAATATATTCCTGACCGATGCTAGTTTCAGCAAATCACGCGAATGGCTGCCGCCGGACCTTTCAAGGGAATACTCGCCGGGCCAATGCTGGAAATCGCGTCCAGCGGGGTGCGAAGCTATATCCTAATTTCAGTAGGCAACACAAACGGTGAGCCGCTGATCGTTAAACCCGGTGAATATGGTTCAACCTCAGGGGCCTGCAACCACTGCGTTGCCACCGCGAAATCTTGATTGGCTCTGCCAGAAGACGGGTGTTGGCTCACGTTTTATTTACCGTACGGAGCCTTCGCGTTCATCAACCGTTCAAGTGGTGACCCACACTCTCGGTCGTCACCTTGAAAGGAAAAAGACGTGAGAAAACTATCGATAATAGCTATCGCGGTTGCCACCGCGATCACAGGAATGACCCCTGCTTGGGCTGCGCCGTTAGGCGTTTCCCCAACGACTTTGATCGTCCAGAGTGACGTTCTGCAAGTTCAGGATAAAAAATGGATACGGCGCCACGCGCGGCAGGATCGGCAGCGTGAGGTTCGCCGCTACGACCGCGATCGCCGGGGGTGGCACAACGGTCAGCGGGGCCACAGAGAGTACCGCCGCGGTTATCGTCGTCACAGTGACGGTTGGTGGTATCCGCTCGCTGCCTTCGGAGCAGGCGCTGTGATTGGAGGTGCCATTGCCTCGCAGCCGAGCACTAGCTATGGCAGCAATCATGTCCAGTGGTGCGCTGATCGGTACCGGACCTATCGCGCCTACGACAATACCTATGTGCCGCGGGCGGGCGTTCGCGCTGCTTGCAATTCGCCCTACAACTAGATCAGTACGCTCTTGATTCAATAACCTGGGGCTGTCTGATCGTCAGGCAGCTCCTGAAATTTTTGCGGTCAGGACACACGGTAAGTCGTGTTCGTCATGACATCGAGATCTCCATTTCGAATGGGGATTGCCAGATCGACGCTCACTCTGGCAACAACGGCCCCTGCGGAACCTTTGGCACCCGCCAGAGTCCTAAACGGGCGGAGGTTCCCATGGCTGATGACAAGCAACAACCGAACTATGTGCTGATTGGCGTGCTAATAGTAATCGTCGCAATCGGCTTGGGGGTCTGGTGGGCCAACGCCTAGCTAGCTGCCGTCCCGACACGGCAGGCTGAATAGCACTGCTGCCGCGCACCGAAGCCCCGCAGGATAGTTCAGGTTGCTCAAGTGCGTCCGAACAAACCGCGAGCACGCCAAACGGTAACAAGCTGCTCTTCAATCGCCTCCGGCGAGCGATGTCCGAAACGCTGGCCTAGAGCTACAGAGAGAGCTTTCAAGTCCATTTCGCGAGGGGCGTTTTCCGCTGCCCGGTCAGCATGCGCTGCGATCTCGGCCATTAGTTCGTCATCTTCAGTCATTGTCCCCTCCCAAGGTCAGTTCATGCCAGCGCCGATTATGCCCGGCACGAGAGGTTCGCGCAGGCAAAAGGCAAAGGCAAGAGTAGTTGAACATGGATGAGAGAATGAAGTTCACGCAGGAACTAGCCGACACGATCTGCGAGCGCATCGCGAACGGTGAAAGCCTCCGGTCGATCTGTGACGGAGGTGGCTTCCCCGACAAGGCAACGGTCTTCCGCTGGCTCTCGTTCAACGACGACTTCCGCGACCAGTACGCCCGCGCGCGCGAAGCCCAGGCCGACGCCATCTTCGATGACATCCTGACGATTGCCGACGATGGGCAGAACGACTGGATGGAGAAGAAGGACGCCGAGGGCGAGAACATCGGCTGGCGCGAGAACGGCGAAGCGATCCGCCGCTCGCAGCTCCGCATCGACGCTCGCAAATGGATGGCCGGCAAGCTAAAGCCGAAGAAGTACGGGGAGAAGCTGGACCTGAACGTGTCCGGCAGCCTCGAAACCGTATCCGAGGACCAGTTGAATGCTCGAATCACTCAGCTTCTCGGAAAAGCGGGAGCTAATGGCTCTGCTGGAGGAGCAGGATCGTCGGAAGAGGCGGAATAAGCTCCGGTACTACTCGCCTTACCTGAAGCAGAGGGATTTCCACAGGGCAGGGGCGGAACGAGCCGAGCGCTTGTTCATGGCTGGCAACCAGCTCGGAAAGACGATCGCTGGCGGTGCCGAATGGGCGATGCATCTGACGGGCCGATACCCCGACTGGTGGGAAGGAGCCACGTTCAACAATGCGCCGGTGCTATGGGCTGGCTCTGTCACCAGCGAGGCGACGAGAGATAACCCGCAGCGCATCCTTGTAGGACCGCCAGCGCGCGAGGAAGCATGGGGAACCGGCTTTATCCCCGGCGACTGCATCATTGGCCGGAACCGCGCCCAGGGCGTGCCCAACCTCCTCGACAACGTCGTCGTCCGGTGGGGCGGCGGTGGAGATGTCCAGGCCGGTGAAAGCATCCTGTCCTTCAAGGCCTATGAAAAGGGCCGCGAGAAATGGCAGGGACCGACAGTTGATGGCGTATGGTTCGACGAAGAGCCGCCGGAAGCCATCTATAGCGAAGGCCTGACGCGAACGAACAACGGCCAGCGCGGGCAGTTCGCACAGGTGACGTTCACCCCGTTGCTCGGCATGTCGACAGTGGTTGCGCGCTTCGTACGGCCGGCCGGGAATGACATCGGCCAACAGTCCCGCCACGTCACGACAATGACGATCGATGACGCCCAGCACTACACGCCTCAGCAGCGCGCCCAGATCATCGCCAGCTACCCGGCGCACGAACGCGAGGCACGGTCCAAGGGCATCCCCTCGATGGGATCGGGCCTGATCTTCCCGGTGCTGGAAGAAAGCATCATCGTCGAGCCGTTCGAGATCCCGAAGCACTGGCCGCAGATCGGCGCGCTGGATTTCGGTTGGGATCACCCGACCGCGGCCGTCAGCCTGGCATGGGATCGAGACAGCGACGTCGTCTATGTGACGAAGGATTATCGCGAGCGCCACCAAACGCCGGTGCTGCACGCCGCTGCATTGAAGCCATGGGGCGCTTGGCTGCCATGGGCTTGGCCGCATGACGGCAACAACGACACGGCAGCAGGCGAGGCGCTGTCAAAGCAGTATCGGGCTCAGGGGCTCAACATGCTGCCTGAGCACGCGACGTTCCTGTCTGGCGGCAACAGCGTCGAAGCCGGGCTCATGGAAATGCTGGACCGGATGCAGACGGGGCGCTGGAAGGTCTTCCGCACCTGCGGGCATTGGCAGGATGAGCGCCGGCTCTATCACCGCAAGGACGGCAAGGTCGTCAAAGAGATCGACGATACGATCTCCGCCTCCCGATACGGGATGATGATGCTGCGCTTCGCGAAGACGAAGCCGGCCGCAAACGATTGGAACTTCGTTCCGAGAAAGGGCATCGTCTGATGGCGAAACGCAAGCCGACCATGTCCGTCGAGGACCTGTGCACAGCGGTGTCTTCGCTTGTCGAGGACGCCCGTAAGTACGGGGAAGAGCGCTCCGCCGACCGCATCAAGGCGATCGAGTATTTCGACGGCGAGATGAAGGACGTGAAGGCGGAGGACGACCGTTCCAAAGTGGTCTCCCGCGACACGCGAGCCATCATCAAGAAAGTTCTGCCGTCCATCAAGCGGACGCTCCTCGGAAGCGCGGAACTGGTCGAGTATCTGCCGCAGGGGCAGGAAGACGAGGCCGGCGCCGAGCAAGCGAGCGACTATGTAAACTTCGTGGCCCTGCCGGAGTGCAAGGGCCGCAAGGCTATCTGGAGCGCCATCCATGACGCCGTGAAATTGCGCAACGGCATTCTTAAGTGGTTCCAGAAGAAGACGATCGACGTGAAGGTCAGCTCGCACACTGGCCTGGACGAAGCCGCTTTCGCGCAGCTGGTATCTGACCCCGACGTCGAGGTGCTGGCCTACTCGCAGCGGGTCGAGATGATTGACACGCCGCAAGGCCCTGTCCAACAGCCGGCGCACGACGTGAAGATCAAGCGTCGCGTCGAGACGTCCCTCCCGGCAATCGTTGCCGTCCCTCCCGAGAACTGGCTGATTCATCCGGATGCCGTCTCGCTGGAAGACAGCCCGATCCTCGGCGAGAGTTACAAGGTTCGTCGCTCCGATCTGGTGAAGATGGGCTACGACCGGAAAGTCGTTGACGATCTCCACGGCTCCACCGGTGAGTCCTCCGAGCATGAGGCAGAAGAAACGGCCCGTCGGCGCGACGTGTTCAACCGGGATTCGGCTCCGACCCGCTCGCTGGAGGAGGTCGAATTTTATGACCTTCTCGTGCGCATCGACTATGACGATGACGGGATTGCCGAGCTGCGTCGGATGGTCTTCGCCGGCGGCCTGAAGGAAGAGAACCTGCTCGAAAATACCGAGTGGGACGAGATCAACTATGCTGACGTCGTGTCGGAAGAGCGCCCGCATCAGTGGGAAGGCAACTCAATCCCCGACGACACGATGGACATCCAGCAGATCAAGACGGTTCTGCTGCGCGGTACCCTCGACAACCTTTATTGGCAGAACAACCTTCAGCCGATCGTGCAGGAAGGCCAGGTTCAGAACCCTGAAGCGGTTCTCAACCCGAAGTTCGGCCAGGTGATCCGCGTCCCGCAGGGCACGCCGGTCCACGAGGCCGTCGGCTACAGTCAGGTCCCGATGGTGGCCGATAAGTCCTTCAACATGATGGCGTATCTCGATGGCGAATTGGCAGACCGCACCGGCATCAACGATGCATCGAGCGGCTTGGCCCCCGACGCGCTGCAGAACATGACCGCCAAGGCCTCCGCTCTGATAGAGCAGGCCGGCATCGGTCAGACAGAAATGATGGTGAGTTGCATCGCCGAGAGCCTGGCTCCGGTATTCAAGGGTTTTCTGCGCCTCGTCGTGCAACACCAGGACAAGCCGCGGACGGTTCGCTTGCGCAATGAATGGGTGACGGTTGATCCGCGATCGTGGAACGCCAGCATGGACGCCCAGGTCAACACCGGTCTCGGTGCCGGTACGCGAGAACGCGACGTTATCGCCGTTCAACAAGTCATCGCACTGCAAAAGGAATTGCTGGCGACTCTCGGCCCGAACAACCCGTATGTGAAGCCGGAGCAGCTCTACAACGCAATTGCCAAGCTGGTGCAGGCAACGGGCCTCAAGAACGTTCAGCAGTTCTTCACGAAGCCCGATCCGCAGGAGATCGAGGCTCTTCAGAAGGCGCAGCAAGATCAGCCAAACCCCGAGCAGATGAAGGCCGAGGCCGCAATGAAGCTGGAGGAGGCCCGCACGCAGGGCAGGATGCAGATCGAGCAGATGAGGGCGCAGGCCCGCCTCGCTGAGTACGACAAGAAGATGCAGGCCGACGCAGCGCACGAACAGGCACAGCGCGACGCTGATCTGCAGGTGAAGCTCGCCGAACTGGAGAAGGAAACGGAAGCGAAGCGGCAGGACATTGTCGCAGCAGCCCAGCGCGAGGCCGATCGGCGCGAGACGGAATTGCAGAAGGCGGACATCCAGCAGCAGACCGAACGCGAATGGATGGACACGCAGGTCGCGCTTCTTGACCGAAAGATTGCGGCTGATGCGTTGAATTCCGTTCGCTCGGGTCTGGCCTCGGTCATGTCGGGCCGCGCGGTGGACCGGATGCAGTCCGGCAACCAGTTGGGCCGTCAGGTTACCTAGGGGTCAGCGCCATGAACACCGATGAACGCCGCCGCGCCGCGGACGCCATTCTCCACGTCCCGTTCTTCCACGACCTCTTCGACGAGATTGAGAAGCAAGCCGTTGACGGCTGCGTCTATGCAAAACACGACGATCACGAAACCAGGCAGGCTTACGCCGCCGAGGTGCGCGTGATCCGAAAGCTCCGCCAGCGCTTGGAAACCATCTCGAAAGAGGGTCAATCCACCGCGGGCAGATCAGCGCCGGCATAAGGCTCGCGCACAACCTCCAAGAGGAAAACATGGAAAGCGAAACCACCAACCTGCCCTTGGGCGGGAGTGATAGTGCGCGACCCTCCGACGCTCTCGACAACCCTGATAACCTGAATTTCTGGGAACCTGGCGATGAAGACGACGACCAGGTCAACTCGGAAACTCAGACGGATGGGATCGAACCCGACAGCGAGACGGATGACACCGCTGATGACGGTGAAGAGGCCGACGACACGCAAAGCGACGACGATGCCGGAGAAGACGACGGCCAAGGCTCAGACCAGCCGGACGTACCGGACGACGCCCTGATCTCGATCGGCGGCCAGCAGCTCACGATGGGTGAGGTGAAGGCCGGTTACATGCGTGACGCAGACTACCGCCGAAAGACGCAGCTCGTCGGAAACAAGAGCCGCGATCTGGAAGCACTCTCCGGTCGCGTGAACGGTGCCGTTCACAAGATCGCCGACTTCCTGGCAAAGCAGATCCCTGACCCGCCGCATCCCTCCCTCGCCATCTCCGATCCCGGCCGCTTCGTTCGGGAGAAGGCGATGCACGAAGCAGCCATACAGCAGCTCGGGGAAATCTTCTCCTCCGCCGAGGAGGTGCAGACCGTCAAGCAGACGCTGACGGCCGAGCAGCACCAAGAGCTGGTCACCAGCGAGAGCGAAAAGCTCGCCCAGGCCCTGCCGCACCTTCGCAAACCCGGCGAGAGCAAGAAGTTCTTTGACGCCGCCTTCGAGACCGGGCGAGAGCTTGGTTACACCGATGACGAGATGAACGAGGCGACGGACAGTCGGCTGTTCCTCCTGGCGCACTACGCGCGGATCGGCATGGCGGCAGAGAAGGCGAAGCAGGTCGCAAAGCGGAAGGTGCAGGACGTTCCTCCCTATTCCCCGCAGAAGCGACCACAGGGCCCGAATGCGAGCCGTACTCGTGCCAATCAGGAAGCGGTGAAGCGACTGGAGAAAACCGGCTCGATCCACGACGCAGTCAAGATCGACTTCGTCTAACCGTCATCAAGGGTTTTCAACCATGGCAGCACCTGCAAACACCTACACCAGCAACAACGCTGTTGGTAACCGCGAAGAGCTTTCGGACGTGGTCAATCGTATCACGCCCGAGGACACCCCGATCTATTCGCTGATCCCCAAGGGCACCGCGAAGTCGACCCATCCTGAATGGGAAATCGACGAGCTGTCCCCGCCGGGCGCCAACGTCCAGACTGAAGGTGACGAATACACCTTCGGCGCCACGGCGCCGCCGGACCGGGTCGGCAACTACACCCAGATCTTCCGTAAGGACGGGATCGTCTCCAATACCCAGGAGGAGGTCGAGAACGCCGGCAGCGTCGAGAAGGTGAAGTACCAGAAGCTCAAGAAGGGCGTCGAACTGAAGAAGGACGTGGAATATTCCATCGTCTCGAACGTGGGTTCGGTCGGCGGCGCGACGCGCGTCTCCGCAGGTCTCCCGGCCTGGCTGACCACCAACGTCTCCCGAGGCGCTACCGGCGCCAACGGCGGCTTCGACGCATCCGACGGCCTCATCGATCCGGCGACGAACGGAACGCAGCGCGCGTTCACCAAGGCGCTCGCCGACAACGTGATGGGCCAGGCGTTCCGCGCCGGCGGCAATGTGAAGCACCTCGTCTTCGCGCCGTACGTCAAGGAGGTGTTCGTCACCTTCATGTCCGACGCCAACGTCGCGTCCTTCCGCTACGCCGCGGACAAGAACGGCCGCAATACCATCGTCAGCAATGCCGATGTCTATGAAGGCCCCCACGGCAAGGTCCTGGTGCACTCGAACCGCGTTCAGGCAACGAACGTGGGCGTAGCGCGCAACGCCTTCTTCCTCGATCCCGACATGGCCGAGTGGGCATGGCTGCGCAAGATCAAGGAAGACAAGGACCTCGCCAAGACCGGTGACAACACGAAGTTCGTGCTCATCGGCGAGGGAACGCTGAAGGTGAAGAACGAGGCCGGCCACGGCGTCGTCGCTGACATCTTCGGCATGAGCCCGTCCACCTAACCAGGCGCGACAACCTTGCAAGCTCCAGTCGGTCCCCAATCCCGGGGGCCGGCTTTTTCATGAGGATTCATCAATGTCCAATCTGAAGAAGGAAGCCGAGGCGCTCGGCATAGAGGTCGACGGCCGCTGGTCGGATGACACGCTCAAGGAGAAGATCGCGGAGGCCAAGACGGCGAAGGTGAGCAAGTCCGCCGAAGCCGCGAAGGTCGCGCCGGTCAACACCGCGGAAGCACGCGACGTTCCCTCCATGGGCGGCGTACGTGTCGAGACCTCCCAGGATATCCGGCAGGCAGACGCCGGCGAAAACCTTCCTGTCCCGCCTCACGACGGTGATGCGAAGAAGCTTCACGACGTTGCTGTCGGTCTCTCCGCGCAGCCCGCCGCGACGCCGGAGTTCGACACCACCGGCATCGAGAACAAGGCTGACCAGGGTGAGAAGGAAGAGCTCTACCCGATCCGCCTCCTCGTCGACTGGTGGGACGGCCAGGGCATCCGCCGCGCCCGCAATACGGAGGTCGATGTTCCGTGGAACGAGGCGAAGAAGCTCGTCAGCGAGGGCAAGGCGGAACGCGCCGACGCCTGGACGACGAAGCGGAGCTGACATCATGACCATACGGGACGGCGACTTCACGCTGATTGACTACGATTATCAGACGGGCCGTTCCGTATGGGCCCTTTTCGATGGTGAGAAGACTGTTATCCGCACCACCTACCCGGTGACGCAGGCGATCGAGCATAACCTGCTTCTGCGCAACAACGTGAGCAAGGGGTGGAAGAACGATTGGCACCACATCGGATCGGTGCCGCAGAACATCGCCTGGGACAGTGGGCTCGTCGAAGCCTTCACGCAGGGCGACGACCGCTTCATTTCCCGGTTTCTCAATGACAGCGACAACCGCGCCTGGCGCACGAAAGAGGGGCGGGTATGAGCCAGGATTATGCTTCTCTGCTCGTCGATGCCGGCGAATATTCCGGCCGCTCGGACATCGCGCAGCACTTCGACCGCTTCCTCCGTTTCGCCGAGGCCAAGCTGAACCGGGCGCTGCGTCTAGGAGAGATGGAAGTGCAGGCCGATCTCGCGCTGACCAACGGTGACGGTACGCTTCCTGACAATTTCCTTGAGGTGCGCGAAGTTCTGATCGCGCCGAACCGGTCTCTTCGCTCGATCGCCTTGTCGACGCTCTCGGCGCGCTATGGCACCGGCGGTGGTCAGCCGCTCGGCTACGCGATCGTTGGCAACACGCTGTCGGCGCGGCCGAAGTGGAGCGGCAATCTTTCGCTCGTCTACTACGGTGCGATACCGCCTCTGACCCGCGAGAACCCAACGAACTGGCTGCTGACGAAAGCGCCCGACGTCTACCTCTACAGCGTCGTCGAGGAGGTCGCGATCTGGGAGCGCGCGCCTGACAAGGTTGCTGCCGCGCAGGGGATGCGCGTTCAGGCGATGGCTGGGCTATCGCAATTGGACTGGCGCCAGCGATGGGGCAATAGCCGCATCTCCATCGGAGGGCCGACGCCATGACGCTCATCACGGTCATCAACCAGGTATGCGACGTCGTCGTCCTCGATCAGTTCGAAAGCGTCTACGGTTCGGACGACGCGAATGCTCAGACGATGGTGGCGCTGGCGAAGGAAACCGGCGACGAAATCGCGCGGCGGGCCGACTGGCAAGCCATGCTGAAGACGGCCTCGGTAGTCAGCACTCCCTATCCGCTGCCGGCTGACTTCCAGCGGCTCGTCGCAGGAGGCGCAATCCGAACCGCAGCCGGTAACTTCTTCCGGCTGGTAACGGAAGGCTCGCAATGGGTCGTGATCGAAGCGAGTGCATCGGTGCAGCCGTTCTTTTCCGTGCGCGGCAAGAAGGTGCTGTTTGCGCCCGTTCAAGCGGCTGTCGGCGCGACCGTTGAGTACGTCTCGAAGAACTGGATCATTGGCGACCCGTACGCGGAGCGTGATGGATTTAAGTCGGACGATGACAAGACCGCATTCCCCGAACGGCTGCTGATGAAAGGCATCATTTGGCGGTGGAAAAGGCAGAAGGGCCTTTCGTACGAGGATGAACTTGCCGAGTTCGAGGCGGACCTCCAGCAGGAGGCTGCCGCCGACAGGGGGGCAGCATGATTTCTGTTCGTCCGGGCCGCATTCCCGGCCGCGGCGGTCGCGGCGCACCGCCGGCCTCGGTGCCTTCTCAGCCGATCACGTTTCCGTCGCCAACTGGCGGCCTCGTGACGTCGACGGACATGGCCTCCGCTGCAAAAGGCTCGGCCTCCGTGCTCCGGAATTTCTTCCAGACCTTGACCGGGTGCCGTATCCGCGGCGGCTCGATCAAGAAGGGGCTGGCAGCCGGCGGCGGCAACATCATGAGCGCCTTCAAATACAAGTATGGCCCGAATGAGCGGATGTTCATGGCAACAGCGGCCGGCATCTTCGACATGACATCGCCAGCGCCACCCCCGGCAACAACCGCCGCAGCCGTCGGCAGCTTGACCGGTGGCGACTGGTGCACCTTCATGCACGCGAACGCCGGCGCCGCCTATCTCGTGTGCGTGAACGGGGCGAATGATCGCCGGCTCTTCAACGGCACCACCTGGACGACAACGCCGGCCATTACCTTCACCGACGGCACGGTTGCGGCGCAGCTCAATTGCGGGTGGCTCTTCAAGAACCGCGAGTTCTTCACCAAGAACGGGACGCTTGACGCGTACTACCTGGCGGTCAACGCCGTTGGCGGCGCGGCGAACGTCTTCCCGCTTGGTGGGGTGATGAAAAAGGGCGGCAGCCTGATCACCGGCTTCTCCTGGTCGCTCGAAAGCGGTGACGGCCTCAATGACATGTGCGTCTTCGTCTCTACCGAAGGCGAGGTCGCAGTCTACGCCGGCGACGACCCGTCCAGTGCGTCGGCCTTCGCGCTGAAAGGCGTGTATCAGATCGGCAAGCCGCTCGGAAAGAACTGCTGGATCCGCGCTGGCGGCGATATCCTTATTGCGACCGTTGACGGCCTAATGCCAATCTCACAGGTCTTCACTCGCGACCGCCAAGCCCTCAGTCTGGTTTCGGTATCGCGTCCCATCGAAGACCTCTGGAAGCTTGCTGCGAATGCCACCGGCTCGGGCTGGACCCTGAAGCAATGGCCGGAGCAGAACCTTGTGTTCGTATCCTTCCCGTCAAACGCGGTCGTTTCTGACGTTTCGTTCGTCCTGAATGTTCTTACCGGCAAGTGGTCTACCGTCAGCAACTGGAAGGCCACCTGCTTCGAGACGCTGCAGGGCAGCTTGTTCTTCGGCTCCTATGGCGGCTACTGCTGGCAGGGAGACGTTTCCGGGACGGACGACGGGAGCCCTTTTGCCGCGGTGTATCTTTCTCAATTCACGCCCGCCGGCAGCTTCGGCCAGAGGACCATCGCGCATCTGGCGCACATGTATTTCCGGGGCAAGACGAAGCCGGCCGTGAAGCTCTTCGCGCGCGCGGACATGGATGTCTCGGAGCCGTCCTTCTCGAAGGTATCCGTCGGCGACGCCACGTCCAGCGAATGGGACGTCGGCCTCTGGGACGTCGCGGTGTGGAATGGCCTGTCGACCAGGAAGAAGTTCGACTTCCGCCAGAACGTCCGGGCCACGGGTGACACACTCGCTCTCGGCTGCGTCATCGTGTCGGGCGGCGTCGCGCGTCTCGACATCGACGTTGATCTCGGAACCCTGCAGGTGACCTCCGGAGAGGCGAGCGCGTGACGCTGGTCTGGGGTGGCCCGAGAGCACCGGACATCAATGCAGCGATGGAGCAGTTCGTCGCTGTGCGGATCGGCGCTGAGAGGGGCTTCGGGCCGTGTGCCACGCTCGGGCTTCTCGAGCAGGGCCAACTCGTGGCCGCCGTCGTGTTCCACAACTGGCACCCCGAGGAAGGCGTGATCGAGATGTCTTCGGCATCCGACAACAAGCGGTGGCTGACGCGCCGAATGCTGAACGCCATGTTCGGGTTCTGCTTTGGCGAGTGCCGATGCCAGCTTGTCGTTTTGCGGGTGTCCGAGCACAACATCGGCATGGTGCGCATCGCCCGCCGCTTCGGCTTTTCCGAAACCAGAATTGAACGCCTGCGCGGTCGCGACGAGGCGGAGATGATTTTCACCCTGACCGATGACGCATGGAAAGAGCACCGTGCAAACGAAAGGAACGCTTGATGGGCAAGAGTGCACCGAAGCCGCCGGACCCGGAGAAGACTGCGTCGGCCCAGACCGCGACGAACGTCAACACCGCGATTGCGAACTCTTTTATGGGCAACGTCAACCAGGTCACGCCCGATGGAAGTCTGACCTATTCGCAGACCGGGACGTACAAGATGACGGACCCCCTGAGCGGGAAAGTCTACGACCTTCCGACGTGGACGGCGACGCAATCTCTTTCCGACGCTCAGAAAGCTATCAAGACGCAGAACGACGCGGCTTCGCTAAACCTATCCAAGCTCGCCAACACGCAGTCGGGACGGCTCAACGACCTGCTGTCCAGTCCAGTTAACACGGGAAAGCTACCTGCGTGGGGCGATCCGTCGAAGATTGCCAATCCGAATTACGCGAAGTTCCAGAACGGGCCGGAGCTGCAGTCCAGGCTCGGTGACACCGGCCAGATCACGACGAGCTATGCTTCCGACTTCTCCGCCGATCGGCAGAAGGTCGAAGACGCCCTAATGGCGCGCATGAACCCGCAGCTTCAGCAGGACCGCGCGGCACTAGAACAGCGACTGGCAAATCAGGGGCTTCAGCCAGGTTCAGAAGCATATAACCGGGCAGTCGACGAAGCCAATCGGTCGGCGTCCGATGCCCGCTACGGTGCCATCCTGAACGCCGGCCAGGAGCAATCCCGTCTTGTCGGTCTCTCGCGTGATGCTGCCATGTTCGGCAACGATGCGCAGCAGCAGAAATTCTCGCAGGGCCTTGCCGGTGCGGAATTCGGCAACTCCGCGAAGCAGCAGATGTACGGCAACCAGAACACCGCCACGGCGGCGAACAACGCGCTTCAGGATCAAGGCTTCAACTCGCAGATGGCGAAGACGAATGCCATGAACCAGCAGCGCCAGCTTCAATTGCAGGAGGCGTATGCTCAGCGGAACCAGCCAATCAACGAGATTTCCGCCCTGCTGTCGGGATCGCAGGTTTCCAATCCGCAGTTCATGAACATCCAGGGGCAGACGATGCCGACGGTCGATTACGCCGGGATTGTCGCCAACAACCACAATCAGCAGATGGCGGCTTACAACGCCAACCAGAGCAACATTGGTGGGTTGCTCGGCGGCTTAGCCTCGATCTTCACCAAGTCGGATGACCGCACCAAGAAGAACAAGACCCGGCATGGCGACGTCAAGGGCAAAATGGGCGTCTGGTCCTTCAACTACAAGGACGAGCCAGCCGGCACGCCGAGGCACGTCGGCCTGATGGCTTCGGAAGTAGAGAAGGAGGTTCCGAGCGCCATCAAGCGCCGGAACGGCATCCGATACGTCAACTACGAAAAAGCGCTCAGGGGTAAGTGATGGTCGGATTTATCTTCGGCGGCAATACGGGTGAGACGCCCGAAAGCCTTAAGCGAAAACGCGAGATGATCGAACAACTGCTTGTAGGGCAGCGCACGCCCCAAAATTGGGGACAAGGCGTTGGCGCGCTCATGGGCGGCATCGCGGCCGGCATCGAGCAGCGCCGGCTGAATAAGGCCGAGGCGGCCGGCCGGGAGAGCGGCAATAGTGCCTTCAGCAAGATCTTCTCCGGGATCACGGGCAGAGTTTCGCCCGACCAGATGCCGGAGGGCCAGGTCCCGATGACCGGTGCGGCCGACGAGCTGGCGGCGACCACGCCTGGTGCCTCTTCATCAACGCGAATTTCTAGAGACAAAGAAACATTCGTTCAATCGCTGCTCCCCGCCGCGATCGAGGAGAGCAAGCGCACGGGCGTAGACCCGCGTATCATCGTGGCGCAGGCTGCGCAGGAAACCGGATGGGGCAAGAGCGCCCCCGGCAACAACTACTTCGGCATCAAAAGCCACGGCAAAAGCGGTGGCAACAGCATGATGACGAACGAGGTTGTCGACGGCAAAACGGTGCGGGTTCGCGACAGTTTCCGCGCCTATGAAAGCCCGGCCGAGAGCGTTCGCGGCTATGGCGACTTCCTCCTCGAGAACCCCCGGTATGAACCGCTTCGGAAAGCGCAGGGGATCGACGCGCAGCTCGAAGCACTTCAGGCATCCGGCTACGCCACCGACCCGAATTACTCGCGCAGCGTCGGCGCAATTGCCCGTGGTATCGAGCTTCCGCAGGAGACAGCCGCTGTCACGCCGGAGGCTGCGTTCAATGCCGTTATGCCGGAGCTCGGTGGCGAACAGTCGCTTTCCGACGAGGTGGCACAGTTCGAGCAGACGCCGGCATATACGGCACAGTTTCCCGACATGGCTCAGCAGGGCGGCCAGATGGGCCAACAACCTGCCCAGGTTGCGCAAGCACAGGTGATGGGGCAGCAGCAGGGCGGTCAGCAGACGCAGGGCATGACGGGTCCGTCTCTTCAGCAGCTCTACGAGGCCGCAGCGAACCCGTGGCTCGCGCCGGAGCAAAAGGCAATCGTCGGTTCGTTGATCGAGCAGAAGCTCCAGGAGCAGCAGAGCGCGCGCGAGGAACAGCAGTGGCGCGGCCGGCAGGACTACGAGCAGCAGATGAAACAGCGCGACCCTGCCTACACACTGGAGCAGCAGTATCGGCAAGCACAGATCGAGAAGCTGAACCGCGAGGCCGCCGGCGGTGGCACACCGGAACTCGGGCTGAACCCGCAGTACGGCGTGGATAAGGATGGAAACCCGGTGCTGATCCAGATCGGGAAGGATGGCCGGGCTGTCCAGACGGCGCTGCCCGACGGTGTGTCCCTGTCGAAGGAACCGATCAAGCTCGACGCTGGAACGCATTTCGTGCTCCTCGATCCGATCACACGCCAGCCGGTTGGAACCATTCCGAAGGAGAACCGGGAAGCGGCGCGCGAGACTGCCATCGGTTCGACTGAGGGTAAAACGCTGGCAGAGCAGAACGCTTCGGCCCCTGGGGACTATCAGTCGGCCGAGAACGCGCTCGACCTTCTCAGCAGCATCCGGAATGACCCCTATCGCGAGCGCGGCACGGGCGCATCGTCGGTCCTGAACGCCATCCCGGGAACTAGCGGCTACGATTTCGCGCAGAAGGTGGAGCAGGCCAAGAGTGGCGCGTTCCTGACGGCCATCCAGCAAATGAAGGGCCTTGGCGCTCTATCCAACACGGAAGGCCAGGCTGCAACGGCTGCGATCACCCGCATGAACACTGCGATGTCCGAAGAGGGCTTCCTGTCTGCTCTCGATGACTACGAGAAAATCGTGAACCAGGCTCTCGCCCGCGCTGGTTCGAGGCTGCCGAGCCGCGAGACCCAGCAGAGCACACCCACCCGCCGCGGCCCTGTGAGCATCGGTGGTTACACGATTGAAGAGGTGGATTGATGCCGACGTACCAGATCACCGGCCCGGACGGCAAAATGTACCGCATCACGGGCGATAGCCCGGAAGGTGCTGTCGAAGCACTTCAGCAGCATATCGGCGGCCAGGTGAAGCAGCCGGAAACGCAATCAGGCGGTGCTACCGGTATGGCTGATGCTTTTGGCCGCGGAGTTGCCAACTCGACCACGCTCGGATTTGCCGACGAGCTTGGCGCTGGCGCCCGGTGGCTCGGTGGCAAAATCTTGCCTTGGCGGGGCGAAGTGACGTGGGACCAGGCGCTCGACGAAGTGCGGGGAAGCGACAACGCGGTTGCCGAAGCGAACCCCGGATCGAGCATCGCAGGCAACGTGACGGGCGCCCTGGGTCTTGGCGCTGGTCTTGCTCGCGCCGGCCTATCCATGTCCGCGAATGCCATCGAGCGCGGGGCCGGCCTAGGGCGTGTCGCCGCGGCGTCGGCCGGGGAAGGGGCTGTCCTCGGCGGAGTGTCCGGTTTCGGGGGTGGCGAAGGCGCCGACGACCGTATTGGCTCTGCTGTCACCGGTGGGCTAACTGGTCTGGGTGTAGGGCTCGCGGTGCCGGTGGCCATTGCCGGTGGCGGTAAGTTTGCCAAGACAGTCACAGCACCCGTCATGGCAAGGATTATGCCAGAGCGTTACGCGAAGGACGCGATCGGAACGGCTTTGCAGCGCTCCGGTCGCACGCCGGACCAGATCGCAGATATCATGCAGGGCGCAATCGAGGACGGCCAGCGGGGGTATGCTGTCATGGACGCACTCGGTCACACCGGCCAGCGCCTGGCTTCGACCGTGGCTCGCAACCCTCACGATGAACGGCAGGCATTCGTTGAGTTCGTCCGTCGTCGGCAGTCTGGAGCGGGTGAACGTCTTTCCAACGCCATCGCGGAAGGTTTCGACACGTTCGATACGGCTGCGCAACGTACGGCTGCTATGACTGCGGCCCGCGGCGAACAGGCAAATCGTATGTATGCCGCTGCGCGTAAAGACGCCGGGCCAGTGAACGTTTCGAAAGCCATTGAAGCAATAGACGATACGCTGAACCCGGGACTGTCGAACGTCTTCAATCCACGCGACAAGATCGCGCACGACTCTATTGAGGGGGCCCTTGCCCGCGTGCGGGCTATGATCACCGATGGCCGGTCCAGCCTGACCGACTTCAACGCGGTTTTCCGTGCCAAGCTCGACATAGACGACATGATCCAACGCGCGGAAGGGCAGGGGGCCGGAAACAGGGCGCATTACCTCTCCTTCGTTCAGCGTCAGATTGACGACGCCCTGGCAAACGCCTCTCCGTCCTACACGGCCGCAAGAGACGCGTTTTCGAAGGCTTCCCGGGAAATCGACGCGGTCGACGTCGGTAAGGCTGCAACCCGCCCCTCTTCCCGTGCCGAAGACAATGTCGGCGCGTTCGCCGCTATGACGCCGGAACAGCAGGCTGCTTTCCGTGCAGGCTACGCCGACCCGCTGATCGCCCGCGTTGAAAGCACATCGATGTCGCCAACAACGAACAAGGCTCGCGTGCTGCAAACGCCGAAGCTCGAACAAGAGCTGCAGGCATTCGCTGCGCCGGGAAAGGCAGAGCAGTTGGGCCGTCGCATCGGGCGCGAACAGCGCATGTTCGACACCGCGAATGCCGCGCTCGGAAACTCCAAGACGGCCGACAACCTCGCCGACGCCGCCGACCTAGCTCAATTTGATCCGGGCATTCTGGCGGCATTCGCGACTGGTGGGTTCTCAGGGGCTCTTATGAACGGCATCGGACGTGTAGCTAGCGAGTTGAAGGGCACACCACCGAGCGTCGCGCAACGGATTGCTCGAGCTATGATGGAAGCTGATGCGGAGGCCGCTCGGCAAATTCTGATGCAGGGCGCAAGTAAGGTGCAAGGCAACGACCGACTGCGCGCGCTCATCGGGACGATGTTGACGACCGGCGGCGCTTCAGGAGCGGGGAGGCTTTGAGCGCCACCAGTTAGGGACCTTGTTGCCGGTGATATCCATCGCCCAAGCGACCAGAATACCGCCGGTGCCGAATCCGAGAGCGACCGAACGCCAGTCAAAACCGAAGGAATAAGCCATTCCTGCCCAAAGTAGGGCAACGATCGGCCACACCCACCACCACGGCCCTCGGGTGCGGTCGACAGGCGGCTCACTTGGGTCATGGTCTATCATCGGCATATCGGCACCATGCCGTCACTCGTCTGAATTGTCCAGATAGCCTTCTCGACCAGCCAATCCCGGATCAGGCCGGCGAGCGCTTCTTCGCGCGTCAAACCTTCGTCCTCGGCAAATCGACTGAGGGCTTCCTCGATGTCGGGCGCAAACATCATTGCGGCCTCCTCTGCTGCACGCTCTCAACAGACAACCTCATCCCTCACATTGCAACCCGCACTTTCCCGGGAGAGAAGGAGCACGCTATGCCCAGAACTGGCGGAGTGTATACGCCCCCGGCTGGCACCAAAGCCACCGCGAACACGACCATTCTCAGCGCGCCTTACAACAGCTTCGTCGACGATCTAACGGCGGATGCCAATGCGGCAAGGCCGGTAACGGCCGGCGGGACAGGGGCAACGAGCGCGAGCGGCGCGCGAGCAGCGATCGGCGCGGATGATGCGTCGAACCTGATCAAAGGGACGCTCCCGAATGGCCGTCTGTCTGGTGAGTACAGCGGGTTTACAGCCACCTCGACCAACATCGAGGTGACGGGCTCGACGTGGTCGGCGAGCGCGCCAGTCGTAAGCGGCTTCACTCTAACCGGCAGCGCACCGAACGTTCGCTTCAAACAGACTGATGGGACGTCGGCCCACATGGGGGTCAACGGTGGACGCCTCGAGCTATGGTCGGATATAGCCGGCGACATGCAGTTGGACGGACGCGTCCTTTATGTAGAGCTGACGCCTGATGGGTCGGGAGACTTCATCTTCGGCGACAAGACCGTTTGGCACTCGGGTAATGACGGTTCCGGTTCCGGCCTCGATGCGGACCTGCTCGACGGCCAGGAGGGCGCGTACTACCGCAACATCTCAAATATGAACGCCGGCACGTTGCCGAACGCTCGGTTCAGCGGCAGCTATGACGGCGTGGCAAACTTCTCGATGAGCGGCACGCTGAAGATTTCCAGCAGCGCGCCCGTGATCCAGCTCATCGACACGTCCTCAGGCAGCTATTCGGCTCGAATGCGCGTCGACGCGAACAACGTCTACTTCGACAGCTCGACGGATGACGTAACCTTCGGCGAGGTGTTCCGCTTCGAGCTCGACACGAAGATCGGCTATGTGGCCAGCTCGCGGATCTGGACTGAAGCGCTTGCTGCGACCAGGAGCATCGTCGCCGGCAACGGTCTCACGGGCGGCGGCACGCTTGGTGGTACGCGCACGGTCGCGATGGGAACGCCGGGGACGATCACCAACAGTTCCACCAGCGTCGTGACCACGGAGAGCCACAACCACGCGCTCGGCTTCATCGCCGCTGAAGTGTCGACGACCACTTCGGCGTCGACCACTTCGTTCGGGCTCGGACATGTCATCATGGGGCTGCACAACACCGGTCTCGCCCGAAATGCATCAGTCGCGATCTGCCTCGATACCGGAGACGGCGATCGATACATCTCGTCCGCCTACGGCACGGCGGGAACTCAGCTCGCGGGTACGTGGCGTTCGCGCGGGAACAGCGCGTCGAACTATCATCTCCTCCAGAGGGTAGCTTAATGGAAAATCTGAATCTCGATGCCGTGCAAAACGGAACGCTATCGGTGCCGATTTTGCACGAGGTCTTTTCGGTCAGGGCGACCATCGACCCGAACGTGATGATCCTCGACATCGATATCACGGACGCATTCGGCGAGCGGTATCGTTGCGAATACGCGAGCACTCCCGATGATCAGCACGGATTGAACCCGATGCTTCGCCAGTGGCTCGCGGACAATGATGGGCAGTACGAAGCCCTGCCGTATGTCCCGCCGACGCTGGAGGAAATTCGCGCGACGATGCCCTCGATCACGGCCCGCCAGTTGCGGCTGACCTTGGTGCGAAGCGGCTACTCGCTTTCGGGTGTGAGCGCCGCCATCGCGGCTATCCCGGACGCGCAGATGAGGGAAGAGGTCGAAATCGAGTGGGAATATGCCACCACGTTCGACCGCCTTTCGCTAAGTCTGCTGGCTATCGCCAATGCTCTCGGCCTCACCGACGAACAGGTCGATGTGATGTGGCAGTCCGCAGCGAACCTCTGAGCTCAAGTTCAAGGCCTCGCCGTGTTTGCGGGAGAACCCGGTCTCGATGCGCACTTAACGTACAGCGGCCATGCCGGCTTCGTTCAAGAGGTTCGTGAGGGAGATAATCAGCTGCGCGCCAACAAACGGCTTCTGAAGAAGCACGCTTCCTGGAACACCATGCGCTCTCCACTGCTCAGCACTGTCTCCCGTCATATAGATCACGGGGAGTAACGGCTGAAGCTCTCGTGCGCGCCGGGCGACGTCCCATCCACTGCCCCTTCCAGGCATCCGGATGTCCGTAATGAGGGCGCAGAAGCTAGCGCCGTCTTCTTCGAGGGCGGTGATGGCTTCCTGAGCGTTCAGCGCCAACACGGACCCGAAGTCCGCATCTGCCAGCATATCAACGAGTGTGATAGCGACCAAAGCGTCGTCTTCCGCGACAAGCGCTAGCGGCATTTGCGGGATATCCAACTACCTGATCCTTCGCGATCGACAAGCTCTATGACTTGCATGTGGCATACGGAATCCGCGGCGTCGCGGATCAGGAGCCCTTGAGCAAGCAATATACTTTATTTGGGCGTGAAATGCTTATCAATCTGCACTCTGTGTGCGTTTTCGCGCGGATACGAAGCTCAGTGTGCCAGACCCGTTACGTTCCGGGTTCGGAATGCGATGGGTAGGCCCGTTCCCACTGAATCAGCCTCAACCAACAAAAGGACAAACCCATGGCAAATCGCAAGCGCACCACGCTTGGGGTCGTGCACGTCACTGCCACGCCTCCGGGCTGGGACAAGGGCGCCGCCGGCATCCGGGCAATCCATAAAGCTCAAGGCTGGTCGGACGTCGGCTATAACGAGATCATCAACCCGGACGGCCGGGCCGAGACGGGTCGCGGCAAGATGGCGATCGGCGCCCACGTCGCCGGGTTCAACTCCATCTCCTACGGGATTTCTCTGGTCGGCGGGGTCAACGCCTCTGGCAAGCCGGACTTCAACACGATCCGCGATGCCCAGCTCGCCACGCTCTTCAAGCGGATGAAGGAGCTGACGGCCGCGTTCCCGGAGATCCGGTGGTGTGGCCACAGGGATCTGTCGCCGGACAAAAACGGCAATGGCGTGATCGAGCCCTTCGAGCACATGAAGGCGTGCCCCTGCTTCGACGTCATCCCTTGGGCGTCCGAGCACGGCCTGCCCGTCGCGGACATCAAGGGCACATGGAAGCCAATCATGCTCGAGCCGGAAAGCGCTCCGGTGCTGGAAGGCCCGGACACCCGCACGGCATACCTTCAACGGCTTCTCAGCCGTGGCGGTTATGCCATCGGCCCGATCGACGGAATCATCGGGAAGAAGACCCGCGCCGGCATTCGCGCCTTCCAGCTGGCCTCCAACCTCGACCAGTCCGGCGAATTCGACGCGCCGACTGTCGCGTGCCTTCGTACGATCTTTGAAGCCAAGGCTGCGGCTTAGGCAGCTCTCCACCAGAAGGAAATCGACATGAAACCCGTCGCACTCGCTGCTGCGGCATGCCTCGCGCTGTCCGCATGCCAGACCACGAACATTGACGCTGCAGTCGGCAGAAGCCTCTCGAAGGCCTGCGCCGCCCTGAACACCGCCTATGCCGGCTTTTCAGCCGTCGCCGCCACCGGTGCCGTGAAGGCCAGAACGGTCGCCAAGGTCGACGCTGCCTATGCTGGCGTCGCCATCGTCTGCACCGATCCAGCGAACGCGACGGCTGCTGACGCGCTGGTGCGCGTGATCGCAGCATCTGCCGTTGTGGCTGCCGCTCTCAAGGAAGCCCGCTAACTCTCTCTCGAAAAGAAGGCAATCGACATGCTCAAGAACATCCTTTCCCCGCTGACGACGGCAACGTCTGTCGGCGTTGCGTTCCGCTACATCGCAACCATCGTCACCTCGATTATCGCCGTCCTCGGCATTCTCGGCTGGCTGACACCCGCCCAGGCTGAAGCGCTGACGAAGCAGATCCCAGAACTGCTCGCGGCCGTCGCTGCGGTCGTGCCTGTCGTCATCACCATCTACGCCACGATAACCAAGTCGAGCTCGGACAAGGCGGCGGAGGCGGCCAAGGAGATCGACAAGAAGGTGCCGGCCGAAAGCCCGGTCGTCATCAAGACGCCTGGCGCGGCGCCCGACATCGTCGTCCGCGGCAAGTAAGCACGCACTCAATCGCCCGTCACGTCGACGAGGTCCGTGACGGGCGATCCTCTATCTATCCATTCGGGGTGAGCGGCAGATGCCAGGAACAGTAGATATGGCCAACGGCAATGATCATCGACCGTACACGGACGCGGCGACAGCCCAACTGGGCGAGCGCGTCACAAACCTCGGCCGCCGCCAGACCGACATGGAAGCGGAAATGCGGGCCGGCTTCAAGACGATGGAATCGGCCGTCACGAGCCTCGCGAACGAGACCCGATCGTCCATTGCCTCCCTGTCCACCAATCTCGCGGAGCGCAACAAACCTCAATGGCAGGCGCTGGGCGTCGCTCTCACGTTCGCCGCGATGCTGGGCGGCCTAGCTTACCTCCCGATCCGGGAAGCAACGAGCGACCTGAAATCGGGCGTGGCGATGTTGGCAGATCGGATGGTGACGAGGCAGGAAATGGACTGGCGCCAAGCGCGCGGGCAGGAGGATCGGCAGCGGGCAGAGGCGGCATCAAGGAAGTTCGTGATGCCCAGGTGCCGCGGGCCGAACTGGACCGCGTCTTCGCCAGCTTCGTGCAGCAGTTCTCCGACCACCAACGGCAGATCGACGAGATGAAGCAGGCTCAGGGGAGTGTCTACGGAACCCGCGACGTGGTCTTTGATCTGAAGAAGGAGATCGAGCGGTTGCGGGATCGGCAACGAACAGGCGCACAGCCCTGAACAGGCACAACCGGCCGAGGGGCAATGGACGCCTAGGCTGCGGCAATCGTGTCAAAGCAAATAGTGGACGCAAGTCGATGGCACACCGGTGCATCGCACCCCGCTGCTCGAATTTAGATGAACTACAGGTGGGTGTACGCGGTATGGAACGACTGGGGCGCCACGTGCTCGCTGCGGTTCACGAGCTGTGCTCGCATGGGAAGTACGTACTCCTCCGGCTGAATGCACTCGAAATGGTCAGCCAGTGCAATCGCGGCTTGCACCTCCTGTGAAAAGCCGTTGACAGCCGTTTCAGCGAATTCCTGCTTTTGGCTGGCCGCGTTGAGCAGTTCCGAAACGTAGAGCATCATGGATTCTCCGTGTGGTGGCTGTGGAGATACACCGGCATGTTCTGACGATCGGCGTATCCGGTTAATAAGTCGTTGTACTCGCGAATTGCGACGCGAAGTTCGTTGTCGTTCGAATAATCATCGATCTCGAGCTTAAGTTCCAGCAGGCGATCGATCCCAAGCGCCCGACCGTGCATGTGCCAACGTCGGTTATCCGAAAGCGCCGCCGCGATCTCTTCCGCTCGTCCTTCTTTCTCCGCTAGAGTGACCTCGGTTCCTGGATTGGTCGTCCGATGATGAGTCCAATCCTTGAACTTGTAAGTCACCAACCACTTCTTCAGCAGGCTGATCGACAGATTTTTGGCCTGCTCATATAGCGCGAGTTTCCCTAAGTCCATACTCCTTAAGAATACGGCATCGGCGGGGGTGAGCACATTCTTCGCTGTGATCTCTTGGACCTTATCTAGATACCCAAGCGCGGCCACGTAGCCTGAGCCGTCGGAGGAGAGGACTTGTGGATCAATGGGCCCGAGCGCGGACGAGTAATCCATGAAAATTCGATCGCCAGACATGCAGAAGATCGTGCCGGCGGACATAGCGTAATCAGGCACGATGAAATTGACCGTCTCGTAATGGTGCCGCACCACAGAGACCATTCGCTCAGCAGTCTCGGCACTTCCGCCGGGGCTTCGCAAAACGATCGTCAAAGTGTTCTCCACGCGCTGCGACGCGGCTCTCACCTCTTCAATGAAATTCCGGAACGGTCGTGTAATTTGTGGATGTATCTGCCCGAAGTAACACACAACGTCGGACTGCAATACGTCTTCGAGTGCTTTTGCCTTCGCGTTGACGTGCGCGAGGATCGCGTGATCCAAATCAGCCGGATTCAAATGTACCCCCCCAACATCGAGCCTCTTTGGACTCTTATCGGGTATAGCTTGCGCGAAGTTGTGGCGCATGTCTAGCGAAACCTAAGGTGCCAAAAACTCCAGGTCTATGAAACATAAACCAGCATCTGTGGCGGTCGTGCTGGCCCTTGGCTAATGCGTCGTCCCCTTACGTCTGGCGATGTACTCCTCATTCAGATCTCCGACCCTGTGCTCGGCCACCTGCATGGCGAGCCCGTCCTGCGGCACGCCGTTCACCTCGGCCGTTAGCCCCGTGAATATGTCGAAGACAGCCCACATTCCGGTGCCGTCTTCGCGGAGGCTGTAGCGTGTTTCAAGGCGCAGAGGCTTCGGCTTCTTAGACGCAGGCCCGCGATCAGCGTCTCCGCAGGAGATATGTCTTGCGGTGCGCTTTCATGATCCGGAGTGTGTTCTCGAGAGTTTCGAGATAGGACTCCGCGTTCAAGACGCTCAGATCTGCGTCACGACGGCTCCCGATGTACTCCTGTTGCTTCTCAATCAACCGCTCTGCATTGGCGATTGCAGTCTCAGATTTCGCGAGGCGTTCCGAAATGGGCGTGTCCAT